CCGAGAGGGGCGGTCGTCCTTAACTTTTCGAGACATTCCATGACTTCTGGTCCCTGGTCCAAAACGGAAGCACCTGATGACAAGAGTTTCCTAGAGTGGTATAGAGCAGATTTATTTAACATAAATATGCCACTAACCGGCTTTCGGAATAAAACTTCTTGGAGTCAGATGTATTCGCTCGGAACAGGTCAGCAGTCGTCTCGGTCCGGTTGGTTAACTCCGGACTTCCACTTAAGGCGGAGACGCGGTGAAGTAATTGCGTCAACGCCTGCGACGTTGGTATCTGATCGCATTGTGTCCATCACACCCTCACTTGGCAACGCCACTTGGGGTGCTGTTGGTGAACGCAATGAGATGAGCTGGCAGAGTGTGCCTGGAAGGCTACACGTCTACCCTGCTCTGATGCCAACTGTGGAAGAGAAGTTGAACGTTTCGGACAGGGCGTATGATAAGTTCGTCACAGCCTACAAAGGCCAAGTGGCTGACATGTCATCGTTTCTAGCCGAGGCGCGCGAGACAGTTGATTCACTCGGCAGTGCCGCGAAAGGCTTGGAGAACTTCCTGCGAAGGAAGAACAACAAGCTCGACCGAGACATTGCTCGCGTGATCAAATCTCGTGGCCTAGCCCGTAAGGGCAAAGCCGTAAGCGAGATCATTGCCGATGCCATCCTAACGATGAACTGGGGATTAAAACCCCTGGTTGGTGATATCCAGTCCATTGCTGAAGCGTTTGCTGAAACCGCAGTCCAAAAGACTCGGCGTAAAGTACGCGTTTCGGCAGCAGATGGATTCACCGAGGGATCGACCACTTACTTGGACTATGCAAATGGTCCGGGCCATTTTCCTATGTATTCTACGACGGTGTCCTACCGTCGCAAGATCATTAGGAAGATTGGCGGGTTAATCTCAGGCGAGGATGGCTGGGTATATAGGGATGCCATTTTTGGTTTAACCTCTAATGACATTATTCCAGGACTCTGGGAAGGGTCCCCCTATAGCTGGCTTATCGACTACTTCACTAATCTCGGGACAGTACTTAATGCTTGCACCGCACCTGTGTTCAACCTCGCGGACGCGTGGTCCATTTCGATGGATTATGCCGAAACTGAGGTTGTAAGTCGTTTTGCTGGCCTGCTCGTACCCAACCTTGGGTATGGCGGTTATGCAACCGACTCACGCATTACGCGTAGGCGCTTCTCCTTCCTACGGAACCCATATGTGCCTTCGATCCCACGCTTGCGCGCTTACAACGGATTTCCATCCGTCGCGCATGCAGTGAATCTTATGGCCTTCATGGTTCTAAAGAAGGGGCGGCAATTTGGGGAGACAGTACGAAAATACGCATCTCCCAATTAACATCTTTCCCGTTAAGTCGGTGGAAAAGGATATCCAATGTCTTGGACACCCACCAACCCTGTTTCAGGTGGTACGGTCACTGGGTTTACCACACCCACGTACACTATGACTGAGGATCGCTCGTCTTCGCCTCATCAACGAAGATTCGTTATCACCAGCGTAGGCGGCACGCAGGCCGGCGTTGAGGCTCATTCGAACCTCAGCCCGTTCTACTTGACCGTTGACCGTCCTCCTGCGGTGAAATCCCAAGGTGCAAAAAACGCACTCACTGGGGTTATATCGCAGGTACCTGTTAATGTCTGGCGAGTCCGCCTCTACAAGGGCGCAACAGTTGCAACAGATGTCGAAAGGACAATCGTCTTCGACTTGCAAATGCGCGTACCTGCAGGAGCGGAAGTTAATGACGCCGAAGAGCTAAAGGCAGCTTTCTCATTCTTTTGTGGATGGATCTACAATGAATGTCAGTTCCTTTATCCTCTCGTTGTCACGAACATTCTCGCCTAGACAGCTAGGGCCACAACAACCCGATTTCCGATATCAGGCATAGTGCCGAGGAGATTAGCAGTGGCTTCTTTATCAGAAGAGAAACAACGAATCAATGCATACAAAGAAGAGCAGAACGCCCTATTTGTTGCGTTGGCTGAGAAAATCAGCGGTCGTCTCAAATCAGATCTGCAGATGGCTCGAGACCAATATCAAGAATCTGACAGCAACGTGCATTCTGTGTACGGTGCTGATTCAGGCTCTCAAGGATATGATCTCGAAACTCTCATCGCTATAAGATCGCTTGAGGAGGGTTTCATGAAGAAATTTGTGGACCCTCTGAGCGATACTCAAAAGCAACTCGAAGTTGAAGCGCTAGATCGTTTTCTAACAAAGAACGATTTGTGCCGATGCCACGACGAACTATGGGACAATGGCGGTGTATCTCAGTTCAGTCTTATTACTCAGATGGTCCTTGGCGAAGCCCAGGACGCGTTGAGAATTTGGCTGGCTGATGTAGAGAACATGATTTCCGGGAACATCTTGGACGTCATGCCCCTTGGAGCTATGGGTCCTGGTAAGGCTGTAGAATCCGATGAGGATATCTTCAGCAAGTTGTCGAGTAGACAACCTACCAGTCCTTCCGAGGCTGCATCTGAGTTTTGGGCAATATTTTGCAATCGCTTCGGCGATCCCCGGTATGGGGGGAGTCATGGCAGTGAAGCCCTGATTCCGTGCAAGCCCATTATACAGGCGGCTAAGTGGTCATCCGTCGCGAAAGACGCAGGAAAGCGTCGCTCTATCGTAACCCCGACCGTGGTTTCTAGCTGGCTCACAGCGATGATTGGCAACTTGCTTGCGCAAGTGCTTGTCACGCTGGGTTTCGGCATTGAGACTCAGTCGGATCGTAATCGCGTGTTAGCATGCTTGGGAAGCTTGCTACACTTCGTCGGGTTAAACCGACCTGCGACTATCGATCTTAAAGACAGCAGCGATAGTTTCTATGAGAGACTCATAGGCTATTTACTGCACTTTGCTCCTAATCTGTTTCGGGCGATGAAAATTTCCCGAGATAGATTTGTCGAAGTGTCTAAAGGGGTTCATAAAGGTGTGCATAAACTGCATATCTTTGGAACGATGGGTAATGGATTCACCTTTCCGTTGCAGACCTTGGTGTACTTATCGCTGGTTGAAGGTGTTTTACGCCTCAACGGTACGAGTGTATTTCAAGTGTTTTGTTCGGAACCTCGCATCCGGCCCAGGATTAGGGCTGTTGGTGTTTTTGGTGATGATATTATCCTTCCCGAACGTTTTTACAATACCTTAATCACGGTTCTCCGTGAAATAGGTTTGATTGTCAATGAAGACAAGTCGTTCGGGGAAGGGCCATTCAAGGAGAGCTGTGGCACTGACTGGTATAACGGTGTTAATGTTAGACCGGTTTTTTGCCGCGATCTGACATCGTGGAACGATGTCGTCTCCTTGTTTAACAGGTTGGTGGATTGGTCAGTGGAACACGAGGTGTATTTGGGAAATACCCTTGCACTTATCCTACGTGAGTTACCTGTGCAGTACCGCAACGCGGTGCCGCCATGGGCTTCTTACGATTCAGGAATTCGTGTCCCTGACGTATTCGTCGACGGTAACAGGGTGCGTGACTTGTCACGCCCTCTGCAGTCGGCGATCGGTCCTGCCGGTCCATCCTGTTATGTTTACAAACCCTGGGCCGCCAAGCCTAAGAGGAAAGAGATCGAAGACCGACATGGTCTAGATCAAATGTCCCCTCAGACTAGGATGGCTTTTACGGTATATCCTGAGACCTATCAGTATGGCGATGAGCCTGGCTTGATCGTGAAAACGTTCGATCCAGACACCGCCGTATGGGTTGGTCTATTGACATGCCATGGGTTTGTTCGCGACACCCAGCTATCTTTAAGAAGCAAAGATGGCGCAATTCGGCAACAAGATCGCATTCGAGTCTCACACTCGTGGGATTCGCTACCGGCCCTGATGAGGGCGGTAGGTTCATCGATCACGGTAGATCATGACGATACGATCTTGCAATGGAGTCGTTTTGACTCCTGGCCCTCACGTCTCGAAGCCTTAAAAAAGCTTTTCGGCGGTCTGCCATCCCAGCCTGGTGGGTTGAGATGGCGGTTTAGAGTTACGTAAGGAC